TATGCCGATACATAGTCCGCAAGTTCTTGATAAGACTGTTCGATGAACGGTTCCAGCTTATCCTGGCAGATCTTATCAAGTATGGAAACAATTGCTGCTTTGTCGCTAGACTTATTAGCAAAAAATTTACTAACAAGAGGTCCAAGATTAAGATAGATTGAGTCAGTGTCGGATGCAATGACGTAATCCTCTCCTTCTGTTTTAAGAAGATTATTTAGATAGTCATTCATCTTGTTCTCAATCCATCGAATTGATGCCTGACCAGAAAGAGTAATAGCTTCTGCATTCTCCAACTTATAATATCGGAAATACTGGTTACCAATAGCACCATAAGCAGAGTTCAATTGAATCTTACGTGCCATTTGAATGTTATTACACCGCGCAATCTCCTTTTCAAGTGTTTTGGAAGGAGACTTTTCGTTCTCTTGCTTAGCAGCAAGCATCTTTTTCTTATAGATGGTGCGTTCTTTATAGATTTTATCCATCAATTCTGGCAAGAATCCACGGAAGTCTTTGCGATACATCGCACCATTTGCTGCCGTAGCATACCTTCCATCTGCCATGAAGGTGCCAGACAAAATCTTCTCCACGGAGCAGCGAGGATGAGGTTCATCCACCAATGTTTCAGGTGAAATGTTGTACTGCATGATCAAATGCGGGTACAGACTGTTCAAGTCAAAGGAAACTACCCAATCATAGCTGCCAGGAATTGGTTCTTTGACGTATGCACCAGCATATTTGTCGTCTTTTTCGGCACCAACCTTGGGAGGAATGACAATATTTTGCTTTTTGAGGTAGTTGTAGATGATTGCATCCCACATTCTGACCTGATAGAACACGTCAGTGAAGTTCACCTTAGCGTCATATGCCATCGTGAGTGCCAACTCAATCAGTTTCATCTTGTCTTCCAGGCGGTCAACAAGTTCCACGTCCTTGATGTTGTATTCGACAAACTTTTGCCAGTTTCCACTGTAAAAGTCCTTGAAAGTGTCGAATTCGGAGTGGTCTAACTTCTGTTGACCCAGTTCAACCAGGGCAATGTGATCCAAACGATAGGATTCTTGGTTAGTATACGTGAATTTCTTGTACAAATCCAGGTAATCTAACTGTGTAACACCACCGATATCAATTGATTTGTTCTTTCTACCCTTGATGAACACCTCCTTTTCAGTCACAAGACCCCAAGGAGACAGTCTCTTCATGCGCTTCTCTCCAAGCACCTTCCTGAGGCGTCCAGCGATGTATGGGATATCGAACAGTTGGATATTCCATCCAGTAATGACCTCAGGAGGTTCATTTTCCCAATAGGTTATGAACTTATTAAGAAGATCTAGTTCGTCAAGGCAGCGAATGTAGGTCACATTCTGCTGTGTAACCACAAAAGGTTTGACTCCCCAAGTTGTGATCTGTTTTGTAGTGTAATCTTGAATGGTAATTGTGAGCAATTCTTCCTCACAAGTCTGCACATCAGGAAATCCCTGCTCAGCTGTGGTCTCAATATCAAGAGTAATTAGTTTGATTTTTGAAATATCAAATTCAATATGCTCCTGTGGATACTTATCAGAAATATACTGATAGATGTATCTCTCATTGCCATAAATGTTAAATCCCTCAACACCATCGTACTTGTTAAAGAACTCACGACAGTCTTTTACATAACCAGGTTGAATTGGTTCGACAATCTTTCCGTCCAAAGTCTTATACTTGGACTTTTTACTCTTACTGTCAACAAAAAGAGTAGGAATATACTCCTCTCTGTGAGCAAAATGCTCACCATTATCATAACCACGAACCAAGAATTGGTTGCCTACAAGTTGTACGTTGGTGTAAAATCGCATCAAGAAAGAACGCTTTTGTATTTTTCAAGAAGTTTAGGAGACGGGTCACATATCGTGAGGATCTGCTCTGACCTAATCATAATTTCATTGTCATGAGTATAGTCCATCAACCATGGAGCAAGATTTAGACCCTCCAAAATTTCATATGGTTCTATGAGTTTGCAGTTTGGGTCTCCGAGTTCAGCACTCACTTCCATCACTTGCGAGACAAGCACTTCCTGACTTACTAGTTTCAGAAACTTCACTGGATTCTGCATTTTTAATACCTTCTTTGTACTTTTGAATAACTTGTGGAATAGGATCGACCAGGGTAATGATCCAGTCGGGAGCAACGGGAATATCCTTCTGAGAGGTCAGAGGAATCCATGGAGTGAAGACAATATCAATGTCTCTTTTCTCATAAAGAGCCTGAGGATCTAGAAATCGAACGGTAGCAGGATTCTTAAACGTATATCCAACAACACGTTCTCCCATCACAAGTTCCCCAACTTCTGCAATGACATCCTCTCCTGACTTCAATACTGCGAGTTTAATTGCCATAGGTCATAATATCTCCATCTAATTATAGCATTAAAAAAGGGGGGTGTCTACTGGATTTGGCCAGTTCCCCCCGTGGCATAGCGCCGACGATATTCAGTTTTATTTAGAGCCAGTCTTTACGGGCATGATGCTCAGGAACGACTTTACCCAGTTCAACTGTCAATAACCCATCCTCAAAAGTAACTGATCTAACTTCCGTATCCTCAGTGATTGTCCACGAGCGAGTAAAAGACCGTTGAGCCAAACCTTTGTGGACAAAGTTTTCTTCTTCCTTCTCTTCTTTTTTGCCTTCCACAAAGAGTTTGCCGTACTCTGTATAGACATTGACTTCATCTTTCCTGAATCCTGCAAGAGCAATTTCTAGTCTAGACTTTGTGTTGCTTTCTTGCACCAGGTTGTACGGTGGATAGTTTCCTTGACCCGAATTAAAAATCGTATCAAAGTATTCATCCATTCCAATAGAGTTGCGTGTAATACGATCAAGAAGTTGATCCATATTAGCCACGCCATATCGCGTGAGGTTTCCCATGTGACTTCTCCTTTGTAAGCGAGAGTGTGTTGTGTGGACCCTTTCGGCATCCACTAATAATTATACAAGAAGGCATAAAAAAGGGGGTGTGGTTAACCCCCAATAAAGTAGCGTATATTCCGTATGTATAGAGTCGCGCACGAAAGAGCGACGTACTATTTATCAACCAAAATTAATGATGGGTGCTTTGATTCCATCTGCATTTTCAAGAAACTTGCGATAGTGACCTCTTTTTTTAAGATAGTCGTGATTACATTTGTCAATCGTAATTCCAAGTTGAATCTTGCCATCAGATTGTTTCTGGATTTTATCAGCAGCGATACACAAAAGTTGCCACATGAAAGTTGTTCTTCCAGAATTGCTCATGAGAGAACTATGACTTACAAAAAAATCAAAAAATTCTTTTGTTAAAGGATAAGATTCGTCTCCTGTCAATTCTTCTTGAAGCAGAGACAAGAAAGTATCAGCAAGTTTCTCTTCTCCAACAGAAATCATCATAGAAGCCCATGCAGCAAAAGTTCTCTCCCAAGGATTGAACTGATCAGTTGCATCAAAAAATCCATCGACTAGGTTTCTTCCAGCACGAACATTCTTCTTCCAGAAAACCCACTTATCAATAGCGTTTTTGATAGTAAGTTTATCGCCTTGACGACGAGCAAGAATTTGGCGAAGAGTGCTCACTTCACTTTGAGTTGCTGTTTTATCTCTCCTTTGAATTTCATCCTCAGCCTTTCTAGGTTTTGCAGGAGCACACTTGGTGAATGCATCCAGAGCAACTCCAAGAACAACTGGTGTACGAACTTCTACACCTGCTCGGATAATTGCCAGAAGGCGATGTTGAAATTCAGTAATATTTCCTTCAACATTAAAAGTTAGTGGTTGTCCATCTTCCAACCAACCATCAACAACAATGCTATTAGCAATATGGATTACCTGAGACATCGTAATTTTACGATTGTCCTTATTATGATAAGCAAGAATATATGCAGCAATCTCTGGGGTAATCGTCATAATGAAAACTTTCATTTCTTTTGACGCTGGATCAAATCCAAGTTCTACATCTTGTAGATCTTCCTCAGAGAACTCAATGTGATCTAAGATATTAAAAGGCTTTTTTGATTTAGTCATGGGTTCAGCAACATTAGAACATTCTATTCTTTAACCATGTCTGTGATCTTGTCAGAGACTAGTTTGTTTCCAAGCACACGAACCACAAGGTTTAAAGAAACCTGTTGTGGACGTTGCTTCCACCCATACCAGGAAGTTTTCTTCCCTTCAAGGTGTGGAGGAGTCTGACCAACAGAATAGTATTGGTCAGCAGTAATATCATAGTTGATATTACCATCAGATAACCACCAATGCTTTTCGCCTCGATAGTCTTCTGCGCTCATAGGATAAAGTATATCACTATCCATGAGATAATGCAAGGCCTGAGAAGAATGATAACAATGTCCGTAATATTTGTTAGTCAAAACATCGTCAGGATACATCAAAGACTTACGACCTTTTAGTAAATCTGGTGACAAGTTATCACGAATTAATCCTATGACCGATTCAATCTCAGTCATAGGATAAGGT